CGCAAGGTTCCACTGCCCCCACGCTCTGGGGCCTTCCCGTTGTTCAGACGCAGGCCATGGCGGTCGACAAATTCTTGACCGGCGCTTTCAAGCTCGGGGCTCAAATTTTCGACCGTTGGCAGGCGCGTGTCGAAATCGCCACCGAAAATGAAGACGATTTCGTCAAGAACCTGATCACGATGCTTGTCGAAGAGCGCCTCGCTCTTGCTGTCTATCGCCCGGAAGCGTTCGTCTACGGCGATTTCGGCCGCGTCGCCTGATCTGTTCGGCTCGTCACAGCGGGCGGCGAAATCCGCCCGCTTCATGAACCGAAGGAGAGTGTCATGACAAAGATCGTAACCTATGACGTCATGCGTGAACACGAGGGCGACCGCTTCTACAAGAAGGGCGAAACGCGTGAGCTTGCAGAGACAGATGCGAAGCACCTGCTAGCGCTGGGTGTTCTTTCCGTGCCGGGATCTGAGATCAAGCGCAGCCAGGCCAGCAATCCGTTCGCTCGAAAGGCCGAAGCCGAAGCCGAATTCACTGCGTTCATTCAGAAGGCGAACGACGCTCGGATCGCCATCACCGCCGAAATCGACAAGGCTCGGAGTGATGCCGATGGGAAGATCAAGTCCATTCTGGCGGAAGTCGGTAAAGCGCGCTCGGATGCGGATGAGCAGATTTCGTCCATTATGGCCGAGGTCGAAAAGGCGAAGGTGGAGGCTGCGACCAAAGCCAAGGTCGAAGAGCAGCCCGCCAACAAGGCGGAGCTGATTTCCGAGAAGTCGAAGTAGGTATCGCCATGAAGGTTGTCGTCATCGAACCGCCGGAGCCGGTCGTCACCAAGGAAGAGGCTAAAAGGCATCTGGTCATTGATGCCGGTCTCGTAGACGACGACGTCTTGATTGAATCGCTCATTCTGGCCGCGACAGCTTGGCTAGATGGTCCGGCGGGCTGGCTAGGCCGCGCATTGGGCATGCAGATCCTCGAATGGCAACGCTGCGACTGGCCCTCCAATCGTGAGGTGCTGCCATTCCCTCCCGAGATCGAAATCATCTCGGTAAAGTATATTGACCCGTCCGGCGTCGAGCAGACGTGGCCGTTCCCGGTACCTCTATATTTTGAGGATATGCCGGCCGTTCGCGGACGTGAGGGCGATATCAAGATCCGATATCGGGCCGGCTATGGTGCGCCGGATGCGAGCAACCCGGAAGCATGGGTGAACAGCGCTCCAGCGCCCATAAAAACTGCGGTCCTGATGCTGGTGGCGCAATGGTATCGGACACGTGAGCCAATCACGATTGGTGATCAACCCTATACCCTTCCGTTCACGGTGGAAGCGCTGCTTTCTCCTTACCGCATATGGTGACCACTATGCCACGCGTCCGTTTCACAGCCGATTTTGACTACAAGCCGACGCGGGCCGTTACAGTCGCATACAAAGCGGGGATGCATTGCCTGGTGAAGCGTGATTGCGCCGACCAGGCCATCGCTGCCGGCAAGGCGGTTGATTTCTTCAAGGACAGGGAGGCCGCTTGTGGCGAAGGCGAGATCAGCGGGTGACCTGTTCTTTCTGGTCGCCTTCGATAAGCGCGTTGAGATTGATGACGGCGCGGGCAACACGATTGGTGACTGGCAAGAGCAGTTTCAATGCCGTGCCGGATTTGCGCACCTGCGCGGCGGCGAAAGCGTCATGGCTGATCGCCTTCAGGGGCAGCACACGCAAGTCGTATTCGTGCGTCGCTCGTCGGCGACGCGGCAGGTCACCACGGACTGGCGCGTCCGGGATATGAGGGCTGGAAAGTCCTTCAACATCCGCGACATCACGCAGACCGACGACAGGTTGTGGCTGGATTTCCTCTGCCAGAGCGGTGTGGCTGCCGGATGACCAAGATTACCAATCTCGATCGCTTGAACAGGAAATTCAAGCGGTTTCCGATCATCGCTCGCGAACTGATCCGCGCTGAAATGGCAAAATGCGCCGATGACATCGTCGGCATGATGAAGCGATTGGCGCCTGTTCTGGCGGTCCCGGTGAAGGATCGGCGCCCCGGCGCGCTGCGCGACAGTATTGGATGGACATGGGGAGCGGCGCCGAAAGGTTCTGTTGTCATCGCCACTGTGTCGGGTAAATCCGATGACATGACCATCACCATCTATGCTGGTGACGCAGAGGCGTATTGGGCCAGGTGGGTCGAGTTTGGAACGCAGAATATGCGGGCGCAGCCATACTTCTATGTCAGCTGGCGGGCGAATAAGCGCCGGACCGTGCGACGTCTCGGCAAGGCTGTGCGGAATGCCGCGAAAAAGGTGGCCTCGTTATGAGCGAAGATGCATCTTTCGAATTGCAGAAGGCGATCGTCAGTCTGCTGAAAAACAACGCCGGTATCATCTCGCTGGTCTCCAACCGCGTCTATGACCGCGTGCCGCAGGATGATAACGGCAATACCACTGCTGCGTTCCCCTATATCTCTCTTGGTCCCGATCAGGAAATACCGGACCCGGCCGAATGCATCCGGGCATCGGAATTCATCCTCCAGATCGATGCCTGGTCGCGGGCGGTCGGCTTTCCGGAAGTCAAGCGCATAGCGCGCGCGATCGAGGACGCACTGGACGACGTTGAGTTGCCCCTCGTCGACAATGCTCAGGTCTATTTCGAGTATGACGGCCGCCGCATCTTCCGAGATCCGGACGGCCTGACCTCTCACGCCGCGCTGACGTTTCGCGCAGGCATCGAGAAACCCTGACATCCCGAAATATCGGCCAATGCCGATAGCGCCCACACTGGGCGGCCTTCACCGCTGCCATCATAGGAGACATCACCATGGCGCAACCGACAACTGCCCGTTTCGGCAAATTTCGCGTTTTGCTCGGCGATAGTGCGACGCCGATCGTCTATACCGCACCCTGCGGCTTTACCTCGAAAAGCCTCACCCTCACCAAGGATCTGACCGAAGTCACGCTTCCGGATTGCGCCGATCCGGATGCGGTCGCATGGGTAGGCCGTGATGCCAATACCCTGTCCGCGTCGGTGTCTGGCGACGGCGTCTGCGCGGCCGAGTCGGTGGAGACGTGGCTTGAAGCCTGGGAGAGCGTCGACTCCGTGCCGGTGAAGATCGAACTGGAATTCCCGGCAAAGACGATCACATGGACCGGCTTCATGCACGTCAATTCTCTGAACCCGTCCGCTGAGCAGGGTGGACGCGTCACCATGAGCATCGAAATGCAGAGCGATGGCGAGCTGACGCGCGTCTCGACGCCGGCGCCCTGATGCGGGACGCTCGCATCACCCTGGACTGGGCAGACGGGACGTACACGTTTCGTCTGGCTTGGGGAGAACTGGAGGAGTTGCAGGAACAATGCGACGCCGGCCCGTATGTCATTTTCGATCGGTTGCAGACACGGCAATGGCGAATACAGGACATCTCCAACGTCATCCGCCTCGGGCTCATTGGCGGCGGCATGGAGCCTGTCAAGGCTCTCAAGCTGGTTCGCCGTTATGTTGAGGCAAGGCCACCAATGGAGAACGTCATCTACGCGAGCGGGATCTTAAGTGCTGGCCTGATGGGCGCTCCGGATGAACCGCCGGGGGAGCCAAAAGCGCCAAATCCGATCGAGACAGGCTCGACGACCTTCCCAACGGAAAGTTCAGATTTGGCGCAATCTACGGATTAGCCGCGGCGATCGGTTTCTCTCCGCAGCAGCTCAGAGTCATGTCCATGTGGCAGTTCTATGCTGCCGTGGAAGGGTACGTATCGGCACATTGCCCTGACGACGGGAAAATGAGCGACAAAGAAGCGGATGAGCTTTTCGAATGGTTGAAGTCGAAGGGATAGGCTCGGCTTTATTCGCTCGATCGGGTTCCTAGTCTTTAAAGAAGCTGTCGGGGAGGCAGGTTATCGAGCCGAAACCGGTTTTCTCGTTGTATGTTCCGATGGCCTCGGCAACTGCTTTGAGTTCACGTTTTTTCGCCTCGCATTCCGCTTTGGATAGTCCTTTGGCGTGAACCTTCTCCGAATTGCCGATGGCTTGTACCAGGCGATAGGTCTCGGATGCCATTACATCGGTGTTGCAACCTACGCCGGCGAATGCAGCCGAAATTAGTGCGATTTTGAGTGTGCCGCTCATTGAGTGTTTTTCGGGCATGCCTCTGATTTCCTCCGCTGAGAATAAGAAGCAATAAAAGAGTTCACCGATGCCCACAACCGACATTGAGAAGCTTGTCGTGCAGCTCTCTGCTGACTTCAAGAAGTTCGAAAACGCACTGAATCGTCAGACGAACCAGGCTAATAAGCAGTTTCGATCGATCGAAAAGCGCGCCATCGAGATGAACAAGAATCTATCGAGTTCATTCTCCGTCCTCGGATCGAACGTCGCAAAGGCTTTTGCACTTATCGGCGGGGCGAAGGGTCTTCAGGAACTGTCCGATTCTGCGGTCAAGATTGAGAATGCCATGAAGGTGGCCGGTCTTTCCGGCGATGGTCTGACAAAAACGCTGGGAGACCTTTACGCTGTCGCGTTGAAAAACCACATTCCCATCGAAGCTCTCGCACAGCTTTACAGCCGGGTCTCCCTTCAGCAGAAGGAGCTGGGCGCATCCAGTCAGCAGTTGGTGGGTTTCACCGATCTCGTTGGCAAGGCGTTGCGTGTATCAGGAACCGA